TTAAAGACAATTAGTCCAGTGCTCGCCTGTTTCCTCACCCCAACATTGTCTAGTCGCTAGGAGCTGCCCACTTCCATTATAATCTGCATCACACAAGCTACATGTATTAGTAAACTTACCTAAGCTTAACCAGACATCACAACACTTAACCTGTGCTGGCACCCTGTAAGAAAATTCGTTCTCATAATAACCTAACTCATACTCTCCACTCTCTAAAACGCGTAGGTAATTCTGATAACCTATATCACTATCTTCACTCCACTTGCCTAAACCCATATCTTTAAAGAGCTGCTTGCGTGAAGTGATATAAGATTTATGAAAAACTCTAATACTTTCAGAATAATCATCTCCATGCACATCAAAATTACAGATACCTTCAAATGAATGCGACATATAAGTCGTCCGCTGATAACCCGTCTCAGTATACGCCTTCTTAAAGTTCGTGCTGCTCATGATACTACCCTTCTATATAATTGATTTCTTCTTAGTGTTAAGCTGAGGATTATAAACATTAATATACTCTATTTCTCTCTGATGAGTTTTCTTCTTACCACGAACAACTTCTATCACTTCATAACTAAAGCTCTCATATCCATACTCTCTCATTTCCTGATATAATAACCACTGCTTACCAGATGTTTTACAACGAGATACATGCTGCTTAAAACGTAACTTCACACTACCAATAACTTTTTGATCTCTTTGCACAGTAATACCAATATACTCATTACCTGTCTCAGCATTCTTCAGCCGGTAGATTATATGATTTCTATCAGATCTTCTTTTTCTTTTTATCATATATCCCCCTATAATATATTATATACAGAATATAATCTAACTTACACCTATAAATAATTCTCACAGAAATCTTCTAACTTCATAAACTTATCATCATTAACCTTCCCTAACGTCACATACCCAACATTATGCGCCCTCAATAAGTTCACCAAAACTAAATTCCCCAATATAGGCTGCTGACTTATATTAACAGGTATATGCAACACCTCATCAAACTCTTCTCCCTTATGAAATCCCCACTCCACCCTCACCTGCGAATCCCACGTCTTCGTCACATCCCTCAAATCAAACTTCTCTACATGATCCACACTCCCCGCATACGTCACAGCCTCCACTCCCCTCTCCCTCGTATGCAACTCTCCCAACATATTATGCTCAGAATGATCATGCACATACACTATCTCGTCAAACGGATTAATCTCATGAAACTCTACTTCTACTAATGATCTAACCATATTATAACTCCCCTTAAATGAATGATTGATAATTCCCTACTCTATATTATATCCACTCTCTAATCTCATTTACACTCCAATAAACACAACTCTCACTTCCCCCCTCTCTCCATCTCTTCTACCTCCCTCATCAACTCTCCATACTCCCTCAACTTCCCTCTACGCTGCAACTCCACACCTAACTTCATCTTCCTCTCTATCTCCCTCTCTAATCCACTCTTCCCACGCAAAAACACAAACATTATCAACCCCAATAAAAACACTCCACTTATCACATACATCATATCAAATCCCCCATCTCCATCCTACAACTACTACTAACCACCCTCAATAACTTACCATCTCTCTTCCTCTTCCCTACAAAATCCCACACCCTCTTCTCAACGTCATACGCTAAACTCCCCACACCAACTCTCACCCACTCATACACAACCTCTTCTCCTCCCTCCATACAACTCACCTCATAACTCTTCTCACCACCAATCTCATACCTCTTCATACTACTCGAAGATCCCAACATCGCTCCACAACCACTCCACAATAATACCAAAAATAATACCAAAATACTACCTCTTCTCATCTCTCTCTCCCCTTACTATCATATACCACTCCATCTTAATCAACAAGTGGCCAAAAAGATTCTCTGTTTAAACTTCTAACTAAACACAATTAAACTATCATCACTACGAAAAAAACCTTACCTACGTTAACGTCGTGCTTCTAAACTGCCTCACGGTTACTACCCTCACGACTAAGCTGAGCGCTGACTCTGATTTTGATAATCATTATCAATAACTTTTTTTCAATTCTGTCCCGGAGAAAGTAGACAAGAAGCTGTGCTACGTGAGCGAGAGCAGTCTAGTTAGAAAGAGCTGTTGTTGCCTGCCATAACCCATTCGCAAACAATCTCTTCAGCCATGTTAGATCCGTATTCATTGAACAAGTTTTGTGCAATCTGTTTGCCTTGTTCGAAGTTGATAGGAGCTCTAGCTTGTTCACTGCTGTTATATACTGTAAGCTTACCTAGTGCAGTGTTGTTTGAGATGATGAAGTCTAGTCCTGGGACGTCGTGTCTATCGTAGTTATCGTAGCAGAAGTAGCGTGTCTCATTAACTTTATTTCTATCTAGTTGTTCTGATCCTACATACATTGTATCAGTAGGTTGATTAGTGTCGATGCGATTTTTTGAAACAGCGCTGATTAGTTTATTCCATTGAGTTATTGATATGAGATTATTTTTATTTTGCATTGTAAATCCTTTGGATGGTGGTTATAATATATTATAATAGGAAATAAAGCTAAGTTACACTTATTAGATAGTGATAAAGCGTCCTCTATTTTCTCTAGCATGGAGACGAGTTTCTTTAATCTCTTCGTCACAAAGCTCATCTACTTCTACGTACTCAAGGAAGTATTTGTCTTGTCCTTTGGGGTGAGTAAGGAGTAGATGAGCTTTGCCGTTATGAGTGCAGTCACGTAGTGATTCAATGTCATTGCGGATATGCTCAGGAAGTTTATGAAGCTCTGAGTCGCAAGTCATGATTAGATTGTAGAATTGAATTTTTGTAATTGATTCCATTGTAAATCCTTAGGAGGGTTGTTATGATATATTATAAATAAAATGTTATCTTATTTACACATCGGGTGTTAGTGTAGAGCTGGTCAAAAAGTCGTGACTAGATCTACGCAAGAGTTGATTAAAATGTTTGCAGCAGTGATGATGACGAAGTGTTAGGGTTGTTTGGTTGAGGCAGTATTGTTTTGAGTAGCAGCTGAATAGATATAGCCTATGAAGAATCCTGTGAAGTAAGTGATGAAGTATATCATGATTTACCTTTTAAGAGTTTGTTGCGTTTATTGATGAGGTCTTCTAGACGACCAGTAAGGCCATGACTCTGTCTTTCGTTGTGGATAGCTTTGTTTAGTTGTTCTAATGTCATGTTAGCCTCGCATCTTTAGCCATTGATCTAGGGTGAATGTAGTTTCGCCGTTATTGAATTCGTAGCCTAGTTCAGAATCGTAAACGTATTTAACGTTATGATGTTCAAGAATAGAGCTGATTGCTGATTGTCCAACCTTGTAGTGTTCAGATGTGCTGAAGGGGATGTGAGAAACATCTGATGGGAGAAACTCTTTTTTGATATATTGTTTTGCTTCTTCCATGTTTTTTGGTCCGCATTCTTCGTCTGTAACGAGTATTACTTTGCCGTTTGGAAAGTTGATTTGACCTATGCCTGAAGGGCAGCTGCGGTAATCGATGCTGAAGTAGTTGTTTTCTTTTAAGGTGTTATTCATGTTTGTTTCCTTTTGGGATGAATGATTGTTTGTATTGGATTATGATATATTATAAAACAGGATTAATCTAAGTTACACGCTTGATTAGTGTGGAGGTTAGCTGTCTCAGAGATGCAGAGTGCGATTGAGATTAGCAGAGCGATGAAGGGTGTGAATTGAGCGATTGCAATAGTTAGAGCAACGATGATGAGTAGAGCTGTATTTGAAAGCATATGTTAGTCCTTTACAATGTAAGAGCCAGAGCTGATGACTACTTCTATTTCGAACAAGTCCCATGTCATAAGAATAGCTTCTAGTGTTTCTTGATTCGGGATGACTGGAGTGTTGTCAATAAGTTTTGTTTTCGTCGTTGCAAGGTAGTAGTTAATGCGTGCTGCTTGAGATGCATCTTGAGATGCTGCGATGCCTGTTGGTGCAGGCCAAGTAAGGAGTAGTCTTTGATCATTAAATGTTTTAGCTTCATTCATTAGGTTCCCTCGATTAGATTGAAGTAACGTGCTGTGACGTAGTATAGGAAGTAGACAGAGATTGTTGCTCCCATCGCGATGATGTCGTGGAAGCCTAGGACATCCCCTAGATAGATGCATAAGCCGAAAGGTGCTAAAGTAGCAAATGTAATTCCTGTTGCGCATGCAAAGAGTGCTGTCATTCCTGCGAAGAGGTATACAAACTCTTTTGTAAATCTGATTAGCATTGAGACGCCTTTAGTCATTTTCGGGATTGAAGCGTTGTTGTACGTGTTGCCATGATTTGATGAGCCAACCGTATTCGTCGCTGAGTGCATCTGTAATATGGTCGTCACTTACAGTGTGTGGGTTATCAAAGAAAAGATCTAGGTCTACGTGTGTTGGAACGCCTGTTTCTCCGCAGCATATCATATGCAACTTTTCAGCATCATCTTCGTCGCTCAACATATCTGCGACGTCACCTTCAGTAAGACCTAGTCGCGACTGCAACTCTTCGTTGGTCTCGATGTCGAATTCCCACTCGACTTTTATTTTGTTTGTTACTGACATAGTTGTCTCCTAGTTGGTTGATTGAATGATTGATATTGTTGCCTTATGATATATTATATCTAAGGTATATAAAAGTTGCACGTTTCTAATCATCGTAGATCAGGTCAAAAGCTGCGACTAGATCTATGCGCAAGTAGATCGGACAGTGACTACGACGCAACCAAGCGTGGTAATGCCGAGTCAATATCGACCTAAGTCTTAGAGGTCCATTTCTTCGAAGTTCATGAGCTCATCGATGTCATCCATCACATCTACGTAGTCTTCTTCAACTACAGGAGTCTCTTCAGTTTCGATGAGCTTAACCTCGACCTCTTCCTCTACTTCTTGAGGCTTCGCAACTTCTTCAACTTTCATTGAGTGGGGAGTTGCGTTCATGAATGTGATGGTCTCATCCAGCTCGTTTACATGGACATAGTGAAGTTGTTTTTGATGATCGATAGTAGACCCATCAGTTCGAACTTCGAAAGCTGCCGATTGAACTCCATTATCAATTCGAGGACCACTAAATCGAATCCAAGCTTGACCATGAGCTTGAGTAAACTTATTATAATCTTCGATATCGATGCCTTCAGTTGCGAGGCGATCAAGAGTAGGTTTAATGTTTTCAAGGCTTACAAAGACCCATTTCGCTCCTCGGCCTCCGAACTTAGCTTTGAGTTCACTTCTCCAATCATCGCCGCCTGTCTTGGATGAGCGACCACAAAGAGCTTTTATTTCTTGATTGATAAGCTTATCGAGGTGACGTTTGAAACTTGTAACCTTTGGTTCACCACCGGACTCGACGAAAGCTTGGAAGATTGATTGAATGTTTGACATAGGAACCTCGTTTGAGTTGATTGATTGAATGTTTGAGTTTTCCATATTTGTTATCCTTTTGGATTGAATGATTATTTGTTTAATTGGATTATGTTTTATTATAACTTGATTATTTGAGACTTACACGATTGGAGTTAAATGCCTTCTTGAACCATTTCTTCGAAGTGAAGTTGAAGTTGTGAAGCATATTCAGTTAAGTCTTGACTTTTCTTTGTATCACCCTTTAGATGCGCTTCATTTGCTTGATTAATAAGCTGTTGAATTTGGTTGATAAACTTTTGTTTTAATTGATAACTCATTTAAGAATCCTTTTTGATTGAATGTTTGTTTGTTTAATTGGATTATGTTTTATTATAACTTGATTATTTAAATCTTACACGATGAGAGACGACGCCATGCAGGGCC